ATTGTGTTAGCCACTAAAAATTACCTCCATCGACAAGATTTTCAACAGTACGAGTAGCATCTGCTTTAAATGTACCATCTGATTGAGAAAAATACACTACTGAGTTATTTACTTTGTCAGAATCATTTAAAGAAGTTCCTGTTGTAGCGAAAGCCGGCCCTTGCGCTCCCTGTGTCGCAACCTCAACAACGCTTGATCCTCCGTTAACAGTAACAGTATTAGTTTGTTCATTAACTGATACTGTTGTTTTTACTTCGGTGACATTAACGCTGTTGCTCATACTGTTGTGTAGCCCTCACTCATTGTTATTTTACCTTCAAGATAATATTCTCTTACATTACTAGGATTTACAAGTAGAACATCATAAACCAAAGTATCTGTTATAAAGGTTGCAGTTTGAGTTGAGGTTAAACCTATTGTTACAGATCCAGCAGATCTGTCGGTATAAGTAACAGCAAAATCTGCATATTTATTTAAACGTGGCTCATCCCAGACTTGTGCAGCAATAGTATATCCAGTTAAATTTACTGCATTATTAGAACTATCTTTAAAAACCAAAGGAATATTATGGGTTGAACGTCTTTGTAACGTAAAATTATAAGTTCCGGGTTCGATTGCCATTTAACTTGACCAAGATGAAGGAGTACCAAAAACCGTTGCAGGTGTTCTCTGTTCTATTATATTATTTTTTAGTTCCGTTTCAGCATCTACAACAGCACTAGAACCTAATGAATTTTTAACCCAAGACAAAAGATTATCTTTTGTTAAATCTTCAAAAGGTATAACTGTATCTCCTTTAGTCAAAGTAATAAACCCAACACGTTTAGCAGATAAACCATCAGAAGATGTTGCAGTTAATTTCCAATGAATTACTGTTACTAAATCCTTATCAGGATCACTTGCGTTTCTTCCAATGGGATCAAGATCTTGAAACCCCCATGTGTATGTATAGGTTGGATCAGCCATGTAAAGGTTCCGTTACGGTGTCTGGTTTAGGCATCATTTCTTTTACAGCATCTTCTTTGCCTTGAAGATAATATAATTCAGCCTCACAGTTTTTTGCTGCTAACTGAGCTTGCTGTAAATTTGTTTGTAGTTGCTGTCTTTTTTCAGCAATTTCTTTTAATTTTTTTTCGTAATCCATAAAAAAAATGATTTAACGTCAATATAACTTAAGAATCAAGACAAGTCTATTTTGATTCTAAAGTTTCTACTCTGGCAATAAGCTCTTGCAATGCTGCCACCGTAACAGTTATTAATTTTGTTGGATCGAGTTTTTGCATTTTTTCTCCATCTTTTTCTCCTATTACTGCTTCTGGACAAACTTCAGAAACTTCATGCGCTAGAAATCCATCGTAAGTATTAAATGATTTTGGATTATCCTCTTTAGCTTTTATAAAGTTATATTTTTTAGGCTTAAGTTTTTTAAGTCTTGTAATACCATCATCAATATCAACTATATTTTCTTTAAGTCTGTAATCAGATTCTCCAGCAATGACAATACCAGAACCATCAGATTGTATTTCAATACTTCCTTGTTCATTTCCGGATTTCCTAAATATTATCATCTCACCACCGTTTGAATTGCTATTTAATTGCAATGTTGGACTAGCATTAGCTCTACTTATATAAAGACAATTAGCAGTTTCAAAAGCAAAACCTGCTGTTGTGTTAAGTGAACCCGGTGTGCTTGAGGTGTCTTGATTTATTCTTACATGACCTTGACTTGTAATCGTCATGCGATTAGCAATACTGCCACCGTCAGCTTGAGTTGCAAAAACTAACTTACCTGCTGTAGCTCCCTGTGAGTCTCTTTTAATTAACATAGAAGCAATATTGTTGACTCCTGATTGTCCTTCTATCCCTCCGCATATGTCATTATTCGATGGGTTATTACTATGACGGCAAGATATATATGGCTTATCATCGGCAGAGCTTGTTCCTGAGATTTGTATTAAAGCGTCATCACTATTATTAAGAACTCCTCCGACACCTAATTTCCCATCACCATTTATATATACTCTGTTTGCATTAGCAGTACCAAAGGCAAGAGTATTAGTTGCAGCTTTACTAATAAATGCCTCTGCTGTCTTTGCTGAAACCGTATTAAAAAATTCTAAGTGTGTAGTGATTATCTGATTACCTGCAACAACAAGTTTATTTGATCCTTGGCTGGTGGTTCCGATCCCCACATTTCCAGAAGTATTTAAATACATCCTTACCGTTCCATCATTAGTGTGGAACCCAATACCATTACCTTGAACAACACCAGTACCATTACTATCGCCAAGTGTTCCAAAAAATGAACCATAAGTAGCAGCCGTGTTACTTACTTTTAAATAAGCTGCACCAGCATTAGAAATTTCTAATTTTGTAGTAGGTGAAGTAGTACCTATTCCAACTCGGTTATTAGATGGATCTACATATAATGTGCCATTATCAACATTAAAACTTTTACCACTTTCAATTTGACAACCATTACTTACACTTTTAAATGTTAAATTACCTGATTCATATAATTCAAAATTAGTATCAAATTTTGCTCTAAAAGTATTTCCATTTGCTGCTTTTAAAGATGTAGTATCACTTAATGCAAATAATGTTCCAGTTTGATTATCAAGATAAGCATGACTACCAGTATGAGAAATTTGGAAATTTTGAGAATTACCCAAACGTAAATTCTCATTATTTCCCATATCAATTCTATTTACATTCAAATTTGCATTTAAATTGTAATCACCTGTTAAATCTACATATGCACTGCCATTGTATTTTCTCCATCTACTAAGAGTAGCATCCCATTTTATTGCATTTGTTGGTACGTTTGATGGACTACCAACCGACAACTGTTGTAGTGCAGCATCAATATTTTCTATAATCTGAGTTGGAAACGCAGTATAGTTTGTATCTACTGTAGGTAAGTTAAAATTGACTGCCATTTAAGTTCCTCTGCATTGCCATGTGAAGTTACCACTAACTTTATCTCCATTCGTATTGTATAGCAAAACTTTAAATGAGGTAGGATTTATCACATCTTGAAAATCTACAACTGCAATAATACCTTGTGCTGTAGTTCCGTTCACATTTGGAGTTACCGCTATTCCCTGTACATCTACAAAAGCAACATTAAAGTTTACTGTTAAACCGTTAGCTTGCGAAGGTTCATCATGGTCAAAATAACCTATTCCAGTATCATTTCTTATTTTTGCATCAAGTTTTAGATTTAAGTTTTTAACCTTAACTAAAGCTCCAGAAGTTGATTGTGCAGAAGTTGTATAGCGTACTCTTCTAAATTGAGAACCAAACCTTGAAGCAATAAATGCAGCAGTATTTTCTCCAGAAGGAAATGAATTTCCACTAGCATCGGTAGATGTTTCTAAAAAAATGTTTGGAGTAACAGTTGTTGTGCCAACTGCTTCTGTTTGTGCAATTACATTTATCTTTGCATTTAAAGCAGATCCAAAATCAAACACCTCTTGATAACTTCCTTTACCAGAACTTCCTGTTGGTGCAGGTTCTAAATAATTTAAATGAGATGCACTTATAAAGCCTTGCAAAGTAGTCTTGCTGTTATTAGTAAAATGAGTAGCCCAAGTTTCTGAACCTACACCGCTTGAATTAGTTAATACAGGCATATATAAAACATCTTTATTTAGATCTTGATCAAATATTTTTAGACAATTAGTAAAGGCTACAGATTCAACTTCTTGTGGAGAAATTAAACCTGTATTAGATGTACTGTAAACAGAATTATAATTAGCGTTTAATACAAAATCAGGAGGTTGAGATACAACAAGTTCTACATCGTAAATAGGACTATCTAAACTTTCATTACCAGCAGTATCAACAGCTTTTATTAAATAATGAAAATCACCAGACCTAGTCTCGAAAACAACAGTAAACCTAGAGTTAACTATTGATGACGTACCTCCTCCAACAGCAACAGCATTAGCCCATGTAGGATTAGTTGTTGTATCTGTTATTTCGTATTTCTTAACAACGTAATGTGAAATTTTTAGTTGATTTGCAGGACTTATAGACGGCTCACCCCATCTTAATAAGACGTTATTATCAATAACTTCATTTATTCCCTCTGCTGGAACTTGGCCGGGTCTAAATATTTCTACTTCTATTTGATGAGCAGCACCAAGATTATCTAACGAATCTCTAGCTCTAATATAGTAATACCTTGTAATGCTTGTAGCAGAACTACTACCTGCAAGTTTCCAGCTTACTTCTTCTTTAAAAGAAGTTGTATCGTTAAAAGTTTCTAATTCTGTATTACCTGTATTAACTCCAGCAAAAGTAGAAGATGTGCTTCTTATAATTTGATAATCCTTAAGTGATAAATTAGATGCTCCTATAGTTGGGGCTGTCCAGCTAGTTGTCACAAAACCAAGGCCACCTTCAGAACCTAAAACAAAACTACCGTTTGATGGGCTATTTAAATTATTTCTATTGACTGTAAGCGTAGCACTTGCCCCTACAAATAATGCTTCTGCTGTCGAATCTCCTCTATTGTTTATATAGACACTAGAGTATGCTTTTATTAAAAAAGTTTTTTGAGTAAAATCTGCTTTTAATATTGCACTTGTAGAATCAACTTCTTGTAATAATGATCCATCACTATTATCAAAAATTGCATATTTAATTGTTGGATGTGATCCAGCTACATGACTCCATGATAAAACTAAATCTTCCCCTATAAATTCAGCACTAGCACTTACTGCTGGTGGATTAACAACCGTTATTGAAGCTGTTGCAGCATTACTAGAAGGTTTGCCTTGTGCAAGAAAGGCAGGGTCTTGATATAAAGCTACAACTGTAAATGTTCTTGCGAGAGATGAAAAGGTTGATTTGTTTACTTCTATTTCGACTTCATTAGATTCAATATCTACAAAATCAGCACCATTTATACGAACTCTGTAACCAACAATAGGAGGTTGGAATATAGATACATCTGCTGGCTTAGTCCAACTAAGGATCACACCTTTTAAGCTAAATGTAAATGCAAAATTTGATGGTGCTGCTGGTTCTGGAACTGTAATACTTGTAGTCGCAGATGCCCCTACTGCACCTGTAATATCAACCGCTTTAATTGTAAATGTTGTAGCAGATCCTCCAATATATATACTTTGTAAAGTAAATTGTGTTGCATCAACTTTTACACTAACGTCATCACCATTGTGATCGTCATAAGTCACTAAGTAGTAGTCAATAGCAAAACTAAATGTAGCTGGTTCCTCCCACCTGACAAAAACATTGCCATTTTGTGCTGTTGCTGTTGGATTTTGAACTACTGACGGTGCTGATATTGTTACAGCTAAAACCGCTTCAGTTTGACTGAAATTACCAGAAGTATCATATGCTTTCAACATATAGGATGCTGAAGCAGAAGAGTATTTAACTGGTATTAGATAACTTGTTGCAGATACCCTTGCACCTACCCCTGTAGCTCCTGTTATTGGATGTGTTCCTGAGTTCCAAGCAGTTCCTTTCTTTATCTCATAACCTGCTAAGTCTAAATCAGCAAAATTAGGTGCTGATGGCAATATAGGCAACCAGTTAAGTTCTACACCATCAACAGGATCAATATCAAAAGAGAAAAATGAATATGTGATAGTACCTGTTGTCTGAACATTATTAATAGCAGTAAAAGTGAAAGTATTTGTAGTAACAGCAGTTATTGTTTGTACTTTATTGTCATCACTGGATCCATTTGCTGTTCCAGAAGTAAAGTTAACATTTATTTTTTGACCTACTGCTAAACCATGCGTGTTTTTTGTAACAGTAACTATTAATCCAACACCAGAATTATCAGCGTTAGATTGACTATAGTCTGCGTCAACATCAACCATATCTGATGGCTTTGCACTTTTACCATCAACTATCTTGCTTTTAATTCCAGCGTTATTAGATAAAAGACCACCAGCATTTATAGTTTGTATTGAAAACTGATATTTACTGCCAGCATTTGCATCTCTTATCTCAAATTGATTAGATTTAACTGTATTAATTTCTTCATTACCACCGTCTACTTGAACTAAAACTCTATAACTTATAGCTCCAGCTATTGCTGGCCAACCAACTCTAAGTAGAATCCTTACATTTCCATTATTAGTATCAAACAGATTTTTATTAGGAACGTGTTTATATAAGCTTTCTTGGATATTTATCTCATCAGCAGTTGGGGATTTAAGAGGTTCATCTAATGTTGTTATGTCTTTTGCAACAACATCACTTCCAGTTTCTATCGTGTTATACAAACTAGCGTTATAAGCTATGGCATCAACAACGTAAGTCAATCCTTCTTCCTGTTTAATACTTACAATTCTCCAAGTTGAAGCTTCAGCATTTGTTTTTTCATACATCCACACTGAATTATGAAGAGGCGTAGAACTAAATGTTCCTGATATATCTATTGTCTTGTCGCTTGTATTGACACCTGTAACGTCTTTCTTTTCTACTAACCCTGTACCTAATACTACTGATAATTTATCTCCAGAACTATAACTAATACCTGCTATATCATCTACTCTTATTTGATTGTTTCCGCTTGATGCAGCAGCGATACGACCAGCAAATCTTATCCCTGATCTTACAGGATCAGAAACAGAAATCACCATACCGGGTTTTAACATCACACCTGCTTCTGGAGTAGTTGTGAAATTAATTGTTTCTGTTAAATAATTTTCTGTGTGATATATAAATCTTGCTAATCTATATGCCTGTCCAGCAGAAGTACAACCAAAAGCTTCAATCTGTTTTTTATTAAGACCATAATTTTTTATAAAAGGATCAGTTGCAAATTGACTTGCAAGAGGAAATTGAACATAATCTATACCTTTTAATTGATTGCTGAAAAATTTAACTACTACACAATTTGTGCGTGTCTTTACATCTGAACCTTGATAAGTAAATCCTTCTTCAGTTACATTGCTTCTATTAAATAGATAAACAGGATCACTTGGTCTGTCCTGTGTAATTTTTATTTTTCCTTCACTCCAATAAACTGCACCTCTAAATACAGATGAAATTTTATTTATAAGGGTAAAAACTTCTTCTTGTGCATTAATAACACCATTAAAACTAAATCTAGGTTCTGTTGTACCTCTTGTTAAATTACAGGTATTTGTTCCAGTTATTAAATTTGGATTTGTTGCCTCTACAAAAAATGATTTTGTGGAAACAATTTGTCTTACTTCATAACCTCTGTTGTCAGGAAAACTACTTACCACACCAGAAGTAAATTCAATACTTACTCTATCTCCATTTCTATAACCATGTTCTGTAGGAGTTGTAATTAATATTGAACTTCCACCTTTATCCATGTTATTATTTCCAGCCCCTTGCAACCAAGTTCCTATCTGCGAATTTTCTGTACTACGATTGTCACTAACTAATGTATTGGCATATTTCGATGCTTCTACAAAAGAAAACAGATCAATATTTTTTGCACGACCAGAACTAAAATCTACTTTTTCTTGAGGAGTTAAAACTTCATCTCCCAAGCCATATCTTCTACTTGTAAGAATGTCATATAAAACAAAAACAGGACAACTACAAAATTGCACAGTTTGCATGACATTATTAAATTGATAGTTTGCACTATATTCAATACGACCTGTTATTGGATCTACTGTTGGTGTGCCTGTACCACTAGCTCCAGCACCCGGTATTCTTATCTTTATTCCTTTAATCTTATAGAGTCTTTGAGGAACGCTAGAAAACTGTAATGCGTCTAAAGTAAGACCTACCAATGCAGAGTTTGGATATGTAATTTTGTCTTCTGCTGCATCTCTGTTTTCAGCTTGTATTTTTTCTTGATTTATTTGAAACTGGTCATTCGATTGAAATAAACTACCAACATTTGTAATATTAAGAACACTACCACCTGCGGTTGCAGATAGCGTCATCTCTCCATTTGCTTGATTGTATGTTTTAACAAAAACATCAGTCCCTACTGCAAGCGGATTTGGCAATGTACCTGTGCCAGTTCCACCTGTAGTAATATTAATAATTTTGAAAGATACAGGATCGTTTACTTTAAAATCTTGAAGTGTATCTACAGTTATTTTATTGTTTGTAGTATCAACTTTTGTAGTATCAAAAAAGTTAGTTAAATTATAGAAAAAAGGAATTTCCTTAATAACGGTCTGAAAACGTATAGAGTTTTGTGTTTGTATGATGTCATCGCCACTAGGAATAGCATTTATTTTTTGTACCTTAACAGCTAAGTTTCTAATATTTGTATTAGCTGCTAACGGTACAGCTATTGAATGTTGAATTTGATATAAATCATCTGTTCTTTTGTCTTCTATTTTATTGTTTACTTTCTCAACAAAATTACTTCCACCATCAACACTTAAAAAGATTTTATATTGTATATTTGCACCTTTTACATCACCATTATTAAATGTGGTAAATAATGCTGGGATGCCAACTGTAACTATTAATCTTGTTATTCTTGCACCATCTGTATCAATTATTGTAAGAGTTCTAAATAAATTTGCATCATCTAAAACATCACTTGGGAAAGCACTAACTACACTTCTATTCTTTTCAAAACCAGAAATTGCAACTTGTGAATCCGTACCTGTGCGTGTTTCTATAGTAAAACCATTATTATCAAAATTAAAATCAGTAGCAGTCGGAATTTGGTGTTTGACTCTAAAAAAATTAGGACTAGATAATGTGCCTTTGTCTGTAATATCTACAACTTCGCCTCCCCTTTCTAGGCTTAACTTCATACGTTTCGTAGAGTTATCATATTCAACAATAAAATAATCAGTATTAGCAGATAAACCTGCTGGCAACGTACCTGTACCAGCATTGCCTGTAGAACTATTGATAATATCAAAACGAACAATATCATTAACATTAAAATTAATATTTAATGTTTGTGTTTGAATTGAATTATCTCCAAGATCTACATTAGCCCCAGAATCAAATAGTGCGTGTTGTATAGATCCTGTAGGTTTTACTAGCGGAGTTTTATTAAAGAAAATATCTTTAAATTCATTACATTTAAATTCTGGAGTGCCAGCAGTAAGGCTTTGTTCAAATGGTGTTGCAAAACCTTGTATTTCACCTTCACTTATTAAGTCAAGAACAGCACCAATAGCTTCACTATTTAAACTGTCCTCTGCGTTTTCTGGACTTCTACCACCTTTACCGCTACCGTAACCAGAAATTAAATCCTTTTCACTCATTATTCTTGTACCTCTGGAAGATCTCCAATAACAACATTAGTGTTAATTACAACAGAACCTACCATAATTGTTCCGTATGCAAGAGGAATTGCAACACCCGGAAAACTTGTATTTAAGGGAGAAGAAAAAGCAGAAGACTCTGGCTTTTGTTCGTCTGATGGTATCTCAGGTGTAGGCGTTAATAAACCAGATACACCAGATAAAACTAAAGCTGCACCAACATAAAAAGCAGCTTTACTGTAAATACTAGCATTTGCAAAACTTAGCCCAGCTTTTGAAAGTTCTATAGAACCACTACCCAAAGTAATACCAAAAGTCCCAAGAGATAAACCTATTAAAGCAGCACCTAATATAATTCTTCCAAAGTTACCTGTACCTTCTACTACAGGAATAAAACTTATACTACTTTTGCCTAATGGTTTTAATAAATAATCTTCTTCAACATCTACATCATCAACTAAAACATGATATTTATTATTTAAAATTTGTGCTTGTAAACTAGGCCAATTACATACTAAAAAATCTACAGCTTCCCTGATAGAAAAAACATTAGCTTCAATACTTTTGTAGCCTGTTTCTTGTTTTAAATGTCCATACAGATTAATTGTACGACTCATGTCTCAACCTCTTACCTGTATTTTTTTGTAGATATTCTCCATAATACTCTCTTCCTGACAATCTACCTTGTATATGATGCAAAATTTGTGAATTTCCAACGTAAACCCCAACATGATTTAAACCATTTCCATAAATACTAAATAACAAGCTATCTCCAATTTTTAAAGGCTCATCATATAACAAGTCTCGAAAACCAAGTTCAGCATAATATTTTTCAAACAATGGATTCTGTGCAAATTCTTCTGGATCTTCTGGCCTTACAAAATCTTTTAATCTTAAACCATGATCTTTATAATAATCTCTCGTTAAAGTCCAACAATCATATACACCCCAAACCCAAGGTCTACCAATTAAAGATTTTGCATATCCTACAGGTTCATAGCTGTCCCATTTATTTTGTGTCGGATTAACAATCCACCACTTAAGTCCTAGTTTTTCTGCTGAATACTTATCAGCATCAGATGGTAAAGGATCACAATTAGTATGACTATGAAAAATTCCAACTATATCGCCTTTTTCTTCTGCAACTGCCCAATCTTTAGGATCTATAGTAAAAGTATTCTGCTTGTCAAAAGCTATATTTTTACATGGCATAAACCTTTCTTTCCCTTTATGCAGATAAATAACACCACAAGCCTCATCTGGTGACAAATCTTGTGCGTGTTCTAATGCTTGTTCTTTCCAAGTCAATTTAAAAACTCTCCAACACCGGGAAATTCATTTGGTAATACCTGTCTTTTAGGTGCTTTTATACCTGCCATATCAAATTGACTTGCACATTCAAATTGGCACATCTCTTGATTCTCAAGTGTTTTTCTTGCAACCAAATATATTTCGTCAGGAAATTTTTGCGTTGCGTCTGCTGTTGAATGTGTACCGCTTGGAAAATTTACAGCATCTAAAAATTTAGCTAAAGTTCTTATTCTTACTAAAGTACTTCCAATCAAATCATTACCAACAGTAATTTTATTAACTTCCAACATCATTGCAGATATTATTCCACTTGGTAAAGCTGAACCTCCTTGTGCAACAGTCCAAGTGTTTTGGACACTTGGATTTACATTGGAAATTGTAAGTGTTGGCCTTGGTAAACTACCTTTTGCACTCATTGCAAATCCCTCTACCATGATTGGGAATGGCTCATAAACCTTACTATCAAAATGAATAGCAAGATCATATATTGCTGTTGCAGATGTTTTATTTATACCTGAGTGAAATCTTTTTATTGGTCTTTTTGCAGTCCAAACAACATTGTTATCTGTAACTGTATTTCCAGCAGTTGTGGGAAAAGATGGCGGTGCATTGTTTGCATAAGAGCCTGTTGTACCTGCGGTTGTACATTCAAAAACCATTCCCTGCGGAGGAAAACTAGTGTCAAATTGCAGTACTGGAGAACTCACAGTAGTTCCCAAGGAAACAGCCGTATTAGCAGTCCATTGTGCAAAATGCAAATGTTGATTTAGGTGGATCTCATATAACTCAATAATTGAAGATGGATCTATCTTTTGTAATTCAGTAACAGTATTGGTAGGTGCTGTCATTATGGTTCTGCTACTTGTTCAAATGTGGTTTTAATGGTGGTTAATCCACTTGCTGTTTGACTAGCGTTCCAAGACCTTGCAATATATTTAGCAGTCTGTCCAAAAGGATCTGTAAAATTAAAAGCTGTTCTACCACCCTCGCCATCTAAAAAATTTAAAATATTAGTTCTTTCAGTATCAGTTCTATTTTTAAAAGTTAACTGCCATTTTTTTAAATTATTATTAAGTCCCTTTGCAAACCTAGCCTGATAGTTATCACCAAGTTCAACAGTAGTGACATTAGGTTGTTGACTAATTTCAACAGAATAAGAAGGAGAAAAACTAAATGTATTAGCCATAATTAATTAAATAACAATCCTCCGGGTCGTTGTTGTCTTAATAGCTCTTGTTCCACAGCAGAACCAAGCATATTACCCAACATTTCTGCTCTAGCATTATCGCTTTGGGCAGCAGTTCCAGAAGCATCTACGTTTACGACAATATTACCCATACCTCCAGAACTTTGCACCCCAAGTTTTCCATTAGCAGCACGCTTCAGAGGCATGATTGCTTCCGGCCCGGCTTCACCCATAAGCCCCATGCCGTTTGCCATTGGAAATATGGTGGGTCTGTCTACTATACCCCCTCTAGCGTAAGGAACAATTTTGTTTTTGGCAAAAACATTACCATTAGCATTTGGTTTTAAGTCGGGGAAGATTCCAAAGAACAAAGGCTGTACGATAGCATATCTAACAAACATCCTTGTTAAATCAGCAATAATAGAATTTGCAAGATCTTTAAAGTTTAATTTTCCTGTTTGTACAAACTTAACTAAGGCATCTTCCATACCTTTAAAAGCTCCAACAACCGCTTGTTCTGCTTGATCTGCAAACTTAAATGCACTATCAGCAAACGATTTTAAGGGTGATTTATCATTATCTCCTAAATCAGCTAAACCTTTCCCAGACTTACCATCTTCTTCTGATTGCTCGCCTTGTAATTCAGCTAATCTTCTTTGTGCTTCTTTTAATTGTGCATTTAATCTTTTGATTACATTCCTATCATTTGAGCTTTCAAGTCTTTGTTTTAAAGATTCAATATTTTTTTCTGTTTTTGCAATCGCATTACCTAAACCAATACCCATAAATTTATTAAATGCTTCTATAGCATCAGTAATAGCACCGACAATATTTCCAAACACTCTTTGAAACGCTGCTCCAATAGGTTGCAATATAGTACCTACTGCAAGTTTTAACCTATCCATTGTTGTTTTTAATCTTTGCCCTGCATCAGCAGATGAATTTGCCACTAATTCTGCTGTTTCTGCAAAGTCAATATTTAACTTTTTAGCAAACTTCATTATTTGATCTAGACCAACTGTTCCATCTCTCAAATCTTTCTGTAATTTCTGCAAACTACTACCATTAGCTTCTGCAAATTTCACAACCGCCCCAGCCAATCTTTCTCCCAACTGGCCTTGTAATTCTTCGGCTGATACCTTACCTTTACCAAAGATCTGCGACATGGCTCGTATCGCAGATTGCACATCTTCTGCATTTCCACCAGTAGCTTTAATAGCGTTAGAGACTCCAGTAAAAACTGTCTCAGCATCTTCTATAGTTCCACCAGCACCAAGCACAGAAGCAGACAAAGTTGTAAATTGTTTGGTGGATGCAGCTATTGGTACATTTAATTTTTTTGATGTTGTTGAAATAATATCTAAACCTTTTACAAAATCACCTTGATTTTTAGTTACACCTCTTAACGCAATCTGTAACTTTTGTATCTGTGAAGCATATGTAGCAGACTCAGCCCCAAATTTTGCTAAATCAACAGCAGCACCTAATCCAGCACCAATAGCAGCCCCAGCCGGCCCTCCAACTGCACCACCAGCAAATGCAAGCTGACCAGCAGAGCCAAGCCCTGCTGTTGCTGTTCCAGCTAATGCTCCAAGTGCTGCCCTTCCTCCTACCGGTATCTTCTTAAACCTTGCATTTAACCTTTGAAACATCCCTCCTTGAGGTGCTGCTGCTGCCGTAGCAGCGTTTAGTTTTGCTCGTACTTTATCTAGTTCAACTCCAAGTCTTTGATAAGCAACAGTACCAATACCAACATTATTCCTTAGTTTCGTTATAGCTGCTATTTGACCTTCAAATGCAGTTTTGCTTAATTTAGTATTTCCATGTACTTTAGTTATTGCTTTTATAAACCTATCAAGTTGTGGTTTTGTAACTTTTACTGTTGAACTAAATTTTTTAAAGTCTTGGCCTATATTTTTTATTCCAGCAAAACCTTGCGTTTGTAATTTAAGAGTAACCTTCTCAACTTTAGCCACTACTTCTTCTCCTTATTAAATTCTCTCATAACAACTGTTTCCATAAGTTGTAAACCTTCTAGCATTTCTTGTCGGTTATCTACATGATAAAGGTCAAACAGTCCTCCATCAAGTAATAAAACCTCGTACTTCAATCCTACTACACCTCCAAAACTTGTGTTCCATTGTGTACCACAACGTAAGAACATCATTACAATATCCCAATTTTCTTGAAAAACCTCAAAATCCACTTCCTCTTCTGGTTGTTCCTCGATTTTCACACCAAACGCAGCAGCGTCTTTTTGTGTTTCATCTATAACCTGTTTGCCACCCGAAACCCAGTATAAAGCAGCATCAGTTAGTTTCCCATTTGAGCATTAGAGTAGAATTTTTTAAAAGCGTCTAATACACCAGCAACAAAATCTATATCTTCTGCAAATTCTTTTAAAACTTTATCTGAAAATTGTATAGGTGTTCCATCTTCTTCGTTAACGTCTTCCCAACCAACTAAAACTTTTTTAAGTGCATCAAACTCTGATGCAGATTCAAAGCTATCAAGTTCTTTTCTTGATAAACGTACAAATTTTCCAATGAAAGAAGTTGTATCAAATTCACCAACTTCTGTCTCACTAGGAGTTTTAACCTCAACAGGCCAAGAATACACCTTGGTTTTTTTTCTAACAAATGCCATAAATCAATATATATACTTCTTTACTCTACCTTAGTAGTCAATACTTACTAAGTAAAAATTAAACTAAACTCATTATTTGCTGCACTTGGAACTAAAGTGTATGGTATTTCTAGCATGGCTACACCATCTGCCTCACCATAGTTCACATCTCCAATATCAACTTTACTGCTAGTAAATTGCACTTTATTACCTGCTGTAGTGCCATGTAAGAAAGCTATATTTCCTAGAGATGTGTCAGTAAGCGCAGCAGCAAAATAATCTTTTTGTGAAATTGTTGGTGCTTCAAGAGTTACAGAACCATTACTAGCCCTATCAGTAATTAAAACTTCTTTAGTTCCTCCTACAAGTTCTCTATAAACAGTTGATACTCCTAAATCCATACTTAAACTCATCAAAGCTCCAGAATATGACAATAATGAAAATCCTGTTGTATTACCATTTTTAAAAACCAAAGGAGTAGCTTGTGCGCCATAAGTAACAGTAGGTAAAGCACTATCAGTAGGGGCGTTATATATTCCAGTAAAAGTAAACTCAATGGAAGGGATTTCGCCAACGGAAGCATTTATTGTAAAAGTTCCACGACAACCAGTAACTTTATGTCTAACGCCATCTACGTTGTAATGAATAGTTACTGATGGGAAACTTGCTGAAAGTGGAGTATAAGTAACTGTATCGTTACCACCACCACTAACTTCATCAGTAATAGCTACAGCCAAACCACAAGCTTCTAAAGCACTTCCGTACCTAGGTGCTGTACCAGCCGTACCAGATCCAGCTAGTTCTACGCTAAACGTACACTCAACTCTAGTGTTTGCAAGTAGTTGCTCAGATGCCCCCAAATAAGGTCTTACAACATCTCTGTTTACTACATCACTAGATTGTGGTGTAATGCTTAAGTCTCTTACAAGAACAACATCTGTAGCTGTTGGGTTAGGATCAGTTCCGTATGAAGTTTCCTTCTCAACTAGAATTACTCTTTTTCTTGTCAGTAATGCCATCTGTAGTTACCTCTGTAGGGGGTTTTGCTTGTGAAGTTTGTCCACCCTCGTTTGGTGGGATATGTTTTATATTAAACCTTTGGGGTTGTTAGGGTTAGAAATCATGTTGATAAATCGTTATAAGTGCTTCTGTAGTCTACTTCAAAGTCACAGGATATTACCCCTGCTGGTTGATCCGCCTCAACAACATCAAAGCTTACTGTGGATGGCCTTACGTCAATCGCAAGTCCTCCTAGAGTTGGATCGCTGACAATTTTACTGTGTAAGCTTTCAACTGTTGCGTCTGCTGTAGTGTCAGGCGTTTGTGATCTTACAACGACAACTATTCTTACTCTTAATGTCCAATCTAGTTTTAAGTAAGTTGCACTATTAACAGTAGGTTCATCTGTGACAAACTCAATAACAAGAGAAGGTGATTCTGCCCTTGTCATTGGCTCTGCACGACTTCTATATATGCGAGTTCCTACACCTGTAGTTCCTGTTAACTGAGTCTTTATTTTTGCTAATATCTGTTCCCTTTTACTAGCCATGTCATACCTTCATTAAAGAAATTACAGATAAAGTACCATCGTCAATTTTTCTTGCACTTCTGACTTTGTAATTAACATTACTTACTTTTATTTCGGTGTTATAAGCTAAAGATCCTAAATCAACAGTCTTAACTGTTAATTCGTAATCTGTAGTTAAAACACGATCATCAGCAACAATCTCATCAGGTTGTTCTAAGATCCCTTTATAAGTAGCATTGTTATAGAATACATCTTCAGAAAAGTCTCCAAAGAAAGTATCTATATCCTCTGTAAAAGCCATAAAAAAAAAGCCCTCGATTGAGGGCTAACCCTTTAGCTATATTTTTTAACACCAACCAAGTTGATGCTGAAAGTAAATGTTGGTGATGACCCACCGATTGTTTGTACAATCTTGATATAACGCTTAGAAGTGTCTTTGTTAATTACAAGTGTTTGCATTGATGCAGAACCAGTAACTTGTGTAAAAGTAGCTCCTGAGAGGTCTGTGTAAGTACCTCCACTAGCGTCAGACTCAGTTAACTTAATATCTAATGTTGGACTAGAACCACCACCAGCAGCAGAATCTAGTATAAGCAATACATCTCCGTCATATTCGAGAAGATCTATAGCACTAGATGTAGCTGTGCTAGTTACAGCAGCAGTTGCAACACCAGCAGTAATAGTTAATTTGTCTAAATTTTGCTGTAAAACAGACATTTTAAGATTCCTCTTGTGTAGAAATAAACTCTTCTAATTTTGCAATCAGATCAGTTTTTGTTTGTCTTTTATCGAGTTCTATCCCAAGCTCACGACCATAAGTTTCTAATTGTGCTTTTGTCATTTGAGAAAAGTCAACTTCGTCACTATCGGTAGGCTCTGACTCGTCAACTGGTTCTGTACTGGCAATAGGTGCTTCACAAGCCTCAACGACTAATTCAGCTTTCTCTATTGCTACTAGGTAATTACCAGCTTGCTCTTCAACATCAACGATAGTGCCAGCACTCGTTGGAGTGCCAGCTATCATTGTTGCTCTTAGCAATTTAACCTTCATATTATGTTCCGAAACAGAACGCAGTTGGTTGCTTAACAGCAAAATCAACATCCTGTAACGCTATTATTCTTACGCTACCGCTTGTTGCGTTTGCGTATGGATCTACAGTTAGATCTAAACCAGACCACATACCGATCACAAACTGTGAGAAGTCTCCGAAGAGTACATCGTTGTTAGCAAGCTGATTAGAAACAATAGCTGGATAGCCGTTGATTTCGTTGTTCTCAAACACGAAGTTAGCAGTTGATGTGCTTGTCTTTTCTGTTGACTTCAATGCAC